AAGGTAAAGAACATATCCCTAGTGAAGAAAGCCAAAAGCTAGTAAGAACTTTAGCTGCTGTAGGTATAACCTATGAAGATATAGCTAATAAATTAGACATAAGCTCTGATACGCTAGTTAAGCATTATAAAAAGGATTTAGATAATGGTCGTGTAGACGCTAATGCTTCTATTGCACAAACGCTATTTCAGCAAGCTAAAGATGGTAATACAAGTGCTGCTATTTTTTGGTTAAAAACTAGGGCAAGATGGAAAGAAACACAAGCACATGAGGTTAGTGGTCCAGATGGACAAGCGTTGCCTGTAAGTATTGGGATTAACTTTGTTAAGCCAGACGATAGCTCAATTTCCTGATAAATTAGATTTTCTATTCCAACCACATAGATACAAGGTAGCATACGGTGGTCGTGGTTCAGGGAAGTCATGGGGGTTTGCTAGAGCTTTATTATTACAAGCAAGCAATAAGCCATTACGCATATTATGTGCTAGAGAAATACAACGCAGTATCCGTCAGTCTGTGCATCAATTATTAACAGACCAAATACAGTCATTAGGTTTAGGTCCATTTTACGAAGTATTAGAGTCAGAGATACGTGGTATTAATGGGAGCTTATTTAGCTTTACCGGATTAGCAAACAATACGGTTGAGTCAATTAAGTCGTTTGAGGGCGTTCAAGTTGTGTGGTGTGAGGAAGCTCAAACCATTAGTAAGAAGTCATGGGATATTCTTATACCTACTATACGTAAGCCAGACTCAGAAATATGGGTATCGTTTAACCCTAATATAGATACAGATAATACATACCAAAGGTTTGTTATAGACCCACCAGAGAACGCTAAAGTCGTTAAGATTAATTGGCAAGATAATCCTTGGTTTCCACAGGTATTGGAAGATGAAAGGCAACACAGTTTAAAGACTAACCCTGACTATGCAAACATCTGGGAAGGTGATTGTAAGGCTGCTGTAGATGGTGCTATATACTCTAACGAGATACGAGAAGCACAAGAAGGTGGTCGTATAACAACTGTACCTTATGACCCTATGATGAAGGTTCATGTAGTAATGGACCTCGGATGGAACGACAGCATGTCAGTTATCCTATGCCAAAAAGGTATATCAGACTTACGCATCATTGGTTATATAGAAGATGACCACAGAACATTAGATAGTTATTCTGCACAACTAAAGAACTTATCCTATAACTGGGGTACAATGTTTTTACCACATGACGGACAGTCTAAAGACTTTAAGCATGGCATATCAGCAGAAGAGATTATGAAGAAGTTAGGATGGGATATACGTATCGTACCTAAAGCAGACATAGAGTCTGGTATTAAGTTAGCACGAATGAACTTCCACCGTATATACTTTGATAAGTCAGCACAAAGACTTGTTGAATGTTTAAAGAATTATCGCAGAAGTATAAACTCTGCAACTAACGAACCTGGCGCACCATTGCATGATGAGTTCTCTCATGGAGCAGATGCTTTCAGATATTTATGTACTTCTATAGAAGCTATGAAGAATGAATCATGGTCTAGAGAGAAGATACAATACACAAATAGAGGAATTGTTTAATGAAGTTACAAGACATGGAAATCATAGCTCGTGTAGAAGCTGAAGAGAACATTGCGTATGGTGTCAATGACTCTGCATTATCTAACGACAGAGCTGCTGCAATTGACTACTACTTAGGTCAACCTTTCGGTAACGAAGAAGAAGGTCGTTCACAAGTAGTTAGCTATGACGTACAAGATACAATTGAAGCTGCATTACCACAATTACTTAAAGTATTCGTAGCTGGTGATAAGGTTGTTCAGTTTGATCCTAAAGGTCCTGAAGATCAAGAAGCAGCAGAACAAGAAACAGATTACATTAACCATATCGTTATGGAAAAGAATGAAGGCTTCAAGACATTCTACGTATGGTTTAAAGACGCATTACTCTCTAAGAATGGCTATGTAAAAGTCTATGCTGAAGAAGAGGAAGAAGTAGAAGAATACGAGTATCAAGGTCTAACTGACGCACAACTACAAATGTTGGCTTCAGATGAGAATACAGAAGTATTAGAGCATACTGCATACGCTGATCCATCTGTCAATATGGATGTTGTTTACCAACAAGCTATGGCTAATGGTGTTGATCCAGCTACAGTTATGCAACCTATGTTACATGACGTTAAACTTAAAGTCACAGAGAAAAAGACAGAGATTAACATTGAGAACGTAGCACCTGAAAACATGATGGTATCTGTAGAAGTATCAGGTCCTAATTTACAAGACGCTAGATTCGTTCAACATAGAGAAGTCATGCAATTGTCAGATATTGCAGAGACATTTGACAAGCCACTAGAATATATCAAGTCTATCATGTCAGACTTACGTGATACGTTTGAAGAAGAATCTAATGCACGTGATATTTATGACGAAGAATATGACAGAGCTATTGAGTCAGATGAAGCATTAGTTAAAGACACATATATTAAACTAGACGGTGAACGTCATAGAGTGGTTATTTTAGGTAATACTATTCTCTACAAAGAGAAAACAGAGTATGTACCTTTTGCTTGTATCACACCTATGATTATGCCACATAGACATATCGGTAGATCATACGCTGATCTTACTATGGACATTCAGTTAATCAAGTCCACACTTATTCGTGGTCAGTTAGATAATATGTATCTAGCTAACAATGGTCGTTATGCTATCTCTGATCGTGTAAACCTAGATGATATGCTTACATCAAGACCAGGTGGTATTGTTCGTGTAGAAGGTGATCCAGGTTCAGGCATTATGCCTTTATCACATCCACCACTACCAGCATCATCATTCGGTATGGTTGAATACATGGACTCTATGAAAGAAAAGAGAACAGGTGTTACAGCATACAATCAAGGTTTAGATGCTAACAGTCTGAATAAGACAGCTACCGGTGTAGCACAAATTATGAATGCGTCACAACAACGCATAGAGTTAGTAGCTAGAACATTTGCAGAAACAGGTGTAAAAGAGTTATTTAAACTAGTTCACAGATTAGTTAGAACAACACTTACTAAACCAGATATTGTACGTATTAGAAACAAATGGGTAGAAGTTGATCCAAGAGAATGGAAAGATCGTAAAGACTTATCTATCTCTGTAGGCTTAGGTGCAGGTAATAAAGATCAACAATTAGTCCACTTAACTACTATCTTGAATATGCAAAAAGAAGCTATCCAAGTAGGCTTAACTAACCCTGAAAAGATTTACAATGCGTTAGCTAAACTCACACAGAATGCAGGGTTTAAGAATCCTGAAGAGTTCTGGGTTAATCCAGCTAATACACCTGAACAAGAAGGTCAGCAAGAAGATAAGCCTTCAGAAGCAGAAATCGCTGTTCAAGGTCAATTACAAATTGAACGTGAGAAAGCGGCAGCACAACTACAACAAGAGCAACTCAGATCACAAAATGATGTTATAATAGAACGTGAGAAGATAGCAGCTCAAGCTGAGTTGGAACGCTTTAAAGCACAATTAAAAGCAGAAACTGACTTAGCTATTGCACAAATTAAAGCACAGTCAGGAATGATGTATGGCGGATAAGTCATTAGAAGAAATTAAACGTGGTGAACAAGCAGCAGTTATCCTAGATAACCCTGTGTATCAAGAAGCTATTGCTAAAGTACGTGAGAATATCGTAGCTAGTATGACAACAAGTCCACTAGGTGATGAGAAAACTCACAATAGATTAGTAATCGCACTACAGCTATTAAATCAAATTAACAAACAACTTACTGACGTTATGCAAACAGGTAAGTTAGCATCTATCCAAACGGACAGACCTAAGTTTAAGATATTTGGGTAAGGACAAGCCCACTTAAGGCTCTTCGGAGTCTTTTTTATTGTCTAATTTCAAGGAAAATATTATGAGTGACCAAGTCCCAGAACAGTCACCACAAAGCCGATTAGAGGCTATGCTAGGTGATAGTATTGTAACTGACGTTAAACCAACTGAAGTTCAAGAAGAAGAAAGAGAACAACCACCACTAGAGGCTGAAGCAGAAGCTGAAGTACCTGAAGAAGGTACAGAAGAAGAAGCAACAGACGAAGAACCAGAAGCAGAAGCTGAGGAAGTAGAACAGTCTGAAGAAGATGAAGTTCCTGCTATCCTAAAGCTAAAAGTTAATGGTGAAGAAGTTGAAAAGCCACTAGACGAAGTCGTAGCATTAGCACAACAAGGCTTAGACTACACACAAAAGACACAACAAGTAGCAGAACAACGTAAAGAGCTAGAAGCCTATGCTGAGAGTATTAAAGCTCAAGAGCAAGCCTTTCAAGAACAAATGCAACTTAACAATGTGTTGATTGAAGATGTAGCAAAGATCACAGCATTAGACCAACAATTAAACCAATATGCTAACGTGAATTGGCAACAATTGTCTGATAATGATTTTGTGGAAGCGCAAAAACTTTTCTTTACATATAACCAACTACAGCAAGAACGTAGTACACTCGTTTCACAGTTTGAAGCCAAGAAGCAAGAAGTCGTTCAGAAGCAAACGCAATTGATGGCTGAGAAGATAGCAAAAGGTAAGGAAATTCTAGCTAAAGAGATACCAAATTGGAGTCCTGAGACTAACCAAGCATTGTTATCTACTGGCAAGGATTATGGCTTTACTGATGCAGAACTCAACGCAATTGTTGACCCTCGTCACGTGAAGGTATTGCATGACGCTATGCAATGGCGCAAACTACAACAAAATTCTACTGTAAAGAAAAAAGTATCAAGCGCTAAACCAGTAGTGAAACCTGGAGCTAAAGATACAAAAGCCGAAGCCAATTCTAATGTGCGTCAATTACGTGAATCATTACGTAAAACAGGCAAATCAGATATGGCTGCAAAACTCATAGAAAACATGCTTTAATTTACAAAGGAAACGATAATCATGGCAGCATCAGCAACCAATAGCTACACCGGTAAAGGTATAGCAGAATCATTTGAAGATATCATTTTTGATATTTCTCCAGAAGACACACCGTTACTTTCTCTCGCAAAGAGAATGTCGGCTGGTCAGACATACCATTAACTTCCATGGTGGTATTAAAATCTTTTCTAATTGACTTGAATATCCTTACGAGGGCAACAAGGGCGAAGTGAAAACACGCTGAGAGACTAAATGAAAAGACTCCGAAAGGAGATGCGATAGTCCGACCCCAAGCTATAAAATGAAACTTGGGAGTGTAGCAGAAATGACTACACCGCCTCATAGAGGTCAAACTTATTTATCTGGATAAGTAGTAACAGTAATGCAATGGCAAACAGACGCACTAGCAGCAGCTGGTACTAATACATCTGTTGAAGGTGATGACGCTTCATTCGCAACATTACCTGCTACAACAGTATTAGGTAACTACACACAAATCTCACGTAAGACAGTTCAAATTTCAAACACATATGACGTAGTACGTAAGTATGGTCGTAAGTCTGAAGTTGCTTACCAACTTATGAAAGCTGGTAAAGAACTTAAACGTGACATGGAATATGCAATCGTACGTAACCAAGCTTCTTCAGCAGGTGGTCCAGCAACAGCTAGATCAACAGCAGGTATTGAATCTTGGATTACTAACCGAGTAATTGCAACAGGTTCTACAGCAGGTACAACACCTGGCTTCTCAAATGGCACAGTAGCATCACCAACAGATGGTACTTCTGTAACATTCATTGAAGCAGACTTGAAATCAGCATTACAATTAGCTTGGACAGATGGTGGCGAACCATCATTAATCCTTATGTCAGCAACTAACAAAGCTCGTTTCTCAGGCTTTGCAGGTATTGCTACTAAGTTCAACAATGTTCAAGGTACAACACAAGCAACAATTACTGGCGCTGCAGACGTTTACGTTTCAGACTTCGGTAACCACACAGTTAAACTAGACCGTTTCATGAGAGATCAAGCTGTTCTCTGCGTTGATCCTGGTTATGTTGGTTTAGCTTCACTACGCCCAATGAGCAAAGAAGAACTTGCTAAAACAGGCGATAGCACAAAATGGTTACTCACAGCAGAATACGCATTAGTGGTTCAAAACCCAGATGCACATGCTAAAGTACAAAACGTTGGTGCTTAGTAAGTAAGTTATGATACAATAGAGGGTGTTAATTCGCCCTCTTTGTATTTTTATATATGATACTTTCAACATTTGAAAACGATAATAAAACTGCTAATGTATGCAAAATAGCAGGAGAATATGAAGTTATGTTTTATAAAGACAATTCATATTTAGATAGCCAAGTAGCATTAACAGAACAACAAGCTGAAAATATAGCTGAAGATTGGGTATTAAATGCCAATACTGTTTGACCACAATAGCGTAACAGGTGTAACTCAATACTTTGATTACGACCCAGCTAAAGATACATACTATCTAACTTCTACACAAGATATAAGTGGAATGTTAGACAAGATTAAACAAGCAAGAGATAACCCAGATACATGGGATAAAGGCGTTAAACAAGAATGGGCGCACTTTGCTAGTATTCCACCTGTAGTGGAAATGCAGTTAAAGCAAAAGGGTATAGATATGTATAACCCTGACCACACTAAAGCTCTTGTAAAAGAAATAAACGAAAACTATCCATATCTAAAGTTGACAACAAAGAATGGATAAAGAAGAAATACAAAAGATACAATTAGCCATACATGACCTTATCAATCAGGAAAAGTATGACGAAGCATTACCACTTATATATTCTGTATTAGAAGAATATCCTAATGAAGCCGCTACACTAAACTTCTTAGGTTATATCTGGTTAATGGGCGATAAGCCTGCATTTGCATATCAGTTCTTCCGTAGAGCATTACAAGAGATGCCAGGCAATAAAGCTATATGGACATCACTAGGTCGTGCAGCACATGAACTAAACATGTATGAAGATGCTCTAAAGTATTTCTTAAAGTCAGCAGAATTAGACCCTACATACGCATTAGCTTATTCTAATGCAGCAGCAACGCTAGTACAAACATCTAAATGGGATGATGCAGAGAAAGCCTGTAAGATGGCTTTAGAATGTAACCCTAACGACTTACATGGTCAACTAAACCTAGCACACACTTACTTAGCTAAAGGTGAATGGGATAAAGGTTGGGCAGAATGGCATAAGTCACTAGGTGGTAAGTTCCGTAAAGAATGGGTATATGGTGACGAAGTAAGATGGGATGGCACTAAAGACAAAACACTTATTATCTATGGCGAACAAGGTCTAGGTGATGAGATATTTTATGGTAGCTGTATTCCTGACGCTATTAGCTCTAGTAAGAAAGTCTATATAGACTGTGACCCAAGACTAGAAGGATTATTTAAACGTAGCTTTCCAGAAGCAGAAGTGCATGGCACTCGTAAAGAAGATAGCCCTGAATGGCTAGCAGATAAGAAGTTTGACTACAGATGTGCAATAGGTGGTTTACCACAGTTCTTTAGACATACCAATAAAGACTTTCCTGGCACACCTTATCTAAAAGCTGACCCTGAAAGACGTATTATGTGGCGTGGGTTATTTGACTCATGGGGTAAGAAAGTTATAGGTCTTACGACTAAAGGTGGTATTAAACATACTAACGCTAAAGGTCGTGAGCTAACACAAGAAGACATAGAACCATTATTAAAGCTCAAAGACTATGTGATAGTCAGTTTAGATTATAGCGTAGAACGCAAATTAGACGGTGTTAAATACTTTGACTTTGCGACAAGTGCAAAAGACTATGATGATACAGCAGCGTTAATAGCTGAATGTGATATGGTCTTAGGTGTAAATACGACTGCTCAACATTGTGCAGCAGCTATGGGAGTAAAGACATGGTGTCTAGTTCCTACATGGCATCAATGGCGTTATGCTCAACCTAGTATGCCTTGGTATCGTAACATGAGAATTATCTACCAAGACAATGATACTTGGAAAGAAGTTATTAATAAGGTAGCTAAACAGTTAAATGGGACTTGGTGATTGGTTAATGGCATCTGGTGATGCTAAAGAAGCTAACGAAAGAACCGGTAAAAAGGTTAAGTTAGGTGATGGCGTTAGAATGTCATGGGATGGTCAAGTATTCGCTAACAATCCTAGAATGGCTAGTAACTCTGATACAGACGTAGTATGGGTTAAAAACTATCAAGGTCATAGACCATATCTCAAAGGTACTAAGAATGGTCGGTTATTATTTAATGATGACTATAAGCCTAGAGTAGGTGAAATATACTTTAGTCAAGAAGAAAAGAAAAACATAGCTAAGATAGATAAGGACTACATTGTAGTAGAGCCTAATGTTAAAAGAGTCTATGCACACACAGTTAATAAAGCATGGCATGGTTGGGAAGAGTTATTTAAAAATGATTTACCATGGTTACAGTTAGGTGATGTTACTGTAAAGCGATATACAAAGTGGAAAGAAACCACAACCTTTAGAGAAGCATTACAAGTATTAAGTAAAGCAAAGTTATTTGTAGGCACAGATGGTGGTTTACATCATGCAGCAGCAGCATTAGGCATACCTTCTGTAGTAATATGGACAGGTTTTACTTCACCGAGGCACTTAGGATATGATACCCATAGAAATATACATGACGGCTCAGACCCATGTGGGACTTATACTAGCGTATGTGAACATTGCCTTCTAAAAGCGCAAAACATATCTGTAGAACAGGTTTTAGATGCAGTTAATACTGAGTGGCATAGAACGCAGAGATAACGTCTTAAAACGCTTGCAAAAGCATTGTAAGGGTATTTTAACAAGGGAATGGGATAACAAGTCTATTCCAGTCATGGTAGGTAATTTACATGGTGCAGATAAGATACAAATAGCCTGTAGAGAACAAAAAATACCCTATATTCTGATAGACCATGGCTACTTTCACAGGTCATCTGATTTAGAATGGGCTAGATTCTGTGTAAATAACTACCATTGCACAGATTGGCGTGTATCAGATAGAGAAACACCTAAAGTTCACGAGTATCGTAGTGGTGAAAACGTAGTTGTGTTACCTCCACCAGAAAAGATAGCTTATATTTACCAAACTTCTAATTGGTTAGACAGAACAGTAGAAGAGATTAGAAAACATACAGAAAGAAAGATTGTCATTAAGCGTAAAGGCGAAGGTGACTTTAAACAAACATTAGAAAAAGCTCATGTCATTGTGAGTTTTGGTAGTGTCGCAGATGTAGAAGCACTTATTCGTGGTGTGCCTGTCATAGGTTCACCTTATAGCCCTGCAAACCCTGTATCCAATAACATTAAAGACATAGAAAACTTAACATATTTTGACAGAACAGCATGGTTAAGCTCATTAGCTGCAAGTGAATGGCATAAAGATGAGATGGACAAGTGCTGGGATAGATTAAAAGGACAATTAGATGGCATTTACAACCTATACTAGCTTTGTAACTACAGTAGAAAGTTACTTAGCACGAACAGACTTGACAACTGTCATACCTGACTTTATTCAGATGGCACAGTTAAGAATGAGTCGTGACTTACGAACAGAAGCTATGTTAAAAGTAGCAACAACTACTCCTACAGATAGCAAGGTAGCATTTCCTACTGACTTCTTAGAGTTAAGAGAGATGCACTTTCAGGGTAACCCACCTATTCTGTTAGAGTTCCAAACACCTGACTTGTTTTTCCGTAATGGTCAAACAACATTATCAGGTCGTTCACACTACTTTACAATGTTAGGTACAGAGTTTCAGTTTGCACCTACTCAAGATACAGATTACACCATTCAAATTTTATACTATGCTCAACCAACATTTATTTCTACTACAACTTCTAGTAACTTGTTCTTAGCATACTACCCAGACGCTTTACTTTACGCAACATTGGCAGAAGCAGAACCGTACTTAATGAATGATCCAAGAATTGCAACATGGTCAGCATTATACGATAGAGCTATTGCTAATATTAAGAAAAGCGACTTAGGTAAAACATACGCATACACAACATTAAACGTAACACCAAGATAAAGGAAAAATCATGGCAGAAATGAGTAATTTTTTAGAAGATGCGTTAATCAACGCTACTCTACGTAACACAACATATACATCAGTCGCAACAGTATATGTATCACTATGGACTTCAGACCCTACAGACGCAGGTAGCGGTACAGAAGTTAGCACATCTGGTACAGGCTATGCTAGAACAGCAGTCACATTTGGCGCACCATCTAACGGTGTAACTACAAACTCTGCTGACGTTACATTCCCAACGGCAACAGCTTCATGGGGTGTAGTAGGCTGGATTGGTATTAATGACAATTCTACAGGTGGTAACTTACTTTACCATACAGCATTAGATACAGCAAAAACAATTGATACTGGTGATATCTTTAAGATAAGTTCAGGAAATTTAAGTGTCACGTTGAGTTAGTGTGATATAATAACGGAAACTTTATAATGAGGAATCCGTTATGTATCAAGAAAAAAGGCATCACAATTGCAAATTATCTTACGATGATGAATTAAAGGTCATAGATAAATACAAAGAAGGTTTAAGTTTAGAAGCTGTAGGTAAATTGTTTAACGTTAATTTTGTAACTATAAGAAATGTTCTTAAAGGTCATAAAATAGAACGTAGAAAACAAGGAAATAAAAATAAAATATTTGATGATAAGTTCACTAAAACAGTTATTGACTTGTATAAAGGTGGATTAAGTCAAGAAAAAATAGCAGCAAAATTTCATACTTCACAAAAAGGAATATCAAGACTATTGCAATTTAATGGTATTGATTGCGGAATGAGAAGAGGTGAAAGACATCATGCTTGGCAAGGTGGTAAACACGTTCAAAGCGGATATGTTTTTGTATCTATAACAAAAGACAATCCATATTCATCTATGGCAATATCTAACGGATATATATTAGAGCATAGATTAGTTATGGCACAGCATCTAAAAAGACCTTTAACAAAAAATGAAACAGTACATCATATCAATGGTGATACTCAAGACAATAGAATAGAAAATTTACAATTAAGACATGGGAAACATGGAAAGCATCAAGTATTTGTATGCTGTGAATGTGGCTCTCATAATGTTAAATCAACAACTTTATAGGAACATAAATGGCATTAGTTGTTAAAGATCGTGTCCAAGAAACTTCTACTACCACAGGCACAGGTACGTTTACTCTTGCTGGTGCAGTATCTGGCTTTCAATCATTCTCTGTTATCGGTAACGGTAATACTACTTACTACGCTATTGTAGGTGGATCAGAATGGGAAGTAGGTCTAGGCACATATACATCTTCAGGCACTACTTTATCTCGTGATACTGTATTAGAATCCAGCAATAGTGGTTCTCTAGTAAACTTTAGTGCAGGTACAAAGAATGTATTTGTTACTTATCCTGCTGAAAAAGCTACATACCAAGATGCCAATGGTGATGCTTATGCACCACAGTTTGCTGCTAGTAACGGACTTAATGTAAATAACGGAACTATAGGTACATCTTATACATTCCCTACAGGATATAATTCTGTAGAAGCTGGAGATGTTACTATTTCTGGTGGTGTTACAGTTACAGTTCCTTCAACTTCTCGCTGGGTGATAGTATGAGTACAATTATAAATGCAACTACCACCAATGGTGTAGTCATACAGCCTGATAATAGTGGTTCTTTAGTATTACAAACTAATAGTGGCACTACAGCATTAACTATAGATACATCACAAAGAGCAGCATTTGTAGCAGGTACAGCAGCATTACCAGCTATCACTACTACAGGCGATACTAATACAGGTATATTTTTCTCTGCTGCTGATACTATAGACTTTGCTGAAGGTGGTACTGCCTGTGGTCAATTTGATTCATCTAGTAATTTTAAATTTAACTCTGGCTATGGTTCAGTAGCCACAGCTTATGGTTGTCGTGCATGGGTAAACTTTAACGGTACAGGCACAGTAGCAATTAGAGCTAGTGGTAATGTAAGTTCTATTACAGATAATGGTACAGGTGATTACACAGTAAACTTTACAGCAGCCATGCCTAATGTAAATTATGTTGGTGTATTTGGACCAGTTACTAGATCAGGTCCTGATTCAAACTGTATGGTCAGGTATGGAAATGCAATGGGAGAATACCCGCTAACAACTACTACTTATAGATTTGGTACTGGTGAAATTACGGCTGGATTTACAGGTCAAGATGCTGTTGCAATTCAAGTTGCATTTTTCAGATAAGGATTAATCATGGACAAAAGAATTGTATATCAAAATGATGAAGGTGGAATTAGTATTATAGTTCCAGCAGATTGTGG